TTCTAGCTTATCTATTTTTTTATGTAATTTATCAAAAATATTCATTATGCAGTTCCCGATTGATGTTCATATATTACTCTTACAACCATCGAAATAGCACCGTAAGGAAATAATTGTCCAGCGTCAGTTTCTATTTCAATAACTTCTGTGTCTAAAGCATTTCCACCTCTTGTAATATCTTCTTCAAGTTTGTTTTCTAATGCTTCAGCTAATTCATTTCTTGCTGTGTCTATATTAGATTCTGCACCTTTAGTATAACCTGTAATTAAAAATTCTAATGTATTTATTCTTGTTCTAGCACCACCGCCTAATTCTTGGTCTTCTTTTGTTTCTAATTGTGTTTGAACTAGAACTGCTGGATATTGTTGTTCAGATAATTCGTCTAATGGAAAAGGTTGTCTTGTAGCTTTTTTAATAGTTGGACTACTAATAGCTTGAATTGAAGTTAATATGTTACTTGCAATATCTTCTCGTACACTCATAATCCTAAACCTCTAATTTGTTTTTCAATATATTTAGCAAAGTTTTTTTGAATTACACGTCTTAATTTTATATCATGATCAAAAAATCTTCTAACAGGTAATCTTCCAGCACCTGTTTGATGATACATTGCTTTTTCTGCTTCATAGTTACTTCTAAAATAAACAGATGCTCTTTTTCTATTTACTATTCTTGAAGCAATACTTTGTAACATTTGGTTAGTGTCTTGTAAATCAACTCTGGTTTTATTTTTTAAATTTGAATAAGCTTCTGAGTAAGGTTTGAATCTTCTTCTTTTATAATCTAATCCAGCAGAAGTTCTTCTAATTATTACTTCTTTTAAGTTTTCTCCAGCTTGATCTAAGCCTCTAGTAATTATTCTAGGAAGCTTACCAATAAATTTAGCGTATCTACTTTGAACGTTTTTAATATTTGTATTAACTTTAATATCTAACGCCATTATCTAATCAATCTACCGTAGCCGTGTAAATTTTCTCTTTCTGCAACTGATATAGTTTGATTGTCATCAGCGTCATACTCAACACCATCTTCTAATATTTTTTGAAACTCAACATTATATTGACTGTTATAATGTTCAATCATTCTTTCAAATCTATCTTTATCAGCTTCTGGTCTAAATTTTGTTAATGCTGGAAAAAAGAATTTAGATAAAAATAAATAAACACCAGCACGTTTGAATTGGTCTAGATTAACTCTATCTGGCTCTAACTCTACCGTATTTAAAACTGTAATATCTGTATAAACATTTGTCTTATATGTTTGCCACCATCTAATTCTTAAATCTCTTAAAATATCGTTTGTTGTTTCTGTAATCCAAGTTGTTACTTTTGAATCTCCTGAAGCTATACCAAAATCAAAAGCATCTGGCTGATAAGCTGTTACGTCAGAAGTTGTAATTACATTTAGCCCAGTAAAATTCGTCATAATAAAATCTCCTAATTGTTAGCGGGGGAAATACCGCTAGGCAAGATCCCCCACTAAAGAACACTAATTAAAGTGCCGCATCAGTTGTTACTTGACAACCAAAGTCATCTTTAACAACGCCTGTACCATAAGTTACAGTTCCTACGATTTCAGTTGCTCTTAAAGAGGCATCTCTCTGAGTTTCAATTTTGAAATCAGATTTCATCGCAAGACCTAATGCTTGAGGGTGGAATACACCACCAACCGCATCATCGTATTGGTCAGCCGCAATGTTTGCGTTTTCGAAAAGATCAATTCCGAATACTGTACCAACGTAACCATTTCTTAAAGTTTCGTTAGCAATATCACTTAATGCATTTGCACCAGTTGAGTAACCAGCATTAGTTAATGATTTTTTCAAGTTGAACATAGCTTTAGGAGAGAACACACCATAGTAAGGTCTTGGAATGTTCAATGCTCTTAAAGTTGCTTCAGCTTTTAAAAGTAGATCAGCAGTTAATTCAGTTGCCGCCGCACCAAGATCATTTCCTGATGCAAAAGAACTAAATAGACCTGCTAAATCAGCATCAACTTTTTTAGCAATAGCTTCACCGAAAAGTTTTCCGATGTCAGCCGCTACATCTCTTGAAGCTGTATCCCTTCCCAGATCCGTTAAGGTCGTCATTACGCCCACCTCACTAGCTGTGATAGTTGCTTCAGTTGGGTTGATAGCTGTGTTTGATAAATCAGATGCTTCAGATACTGCCGCCGCACTGATATTTGGGTATACTGGAACAGCAACTTGTTTGCCTTGACCAGTAATATTATAAGTCGTAACTAACGGTCTCATAACAGAAGTTTCTTGGAAGTTAAAAATCGCTTCTTGAATAATTTCTGTATATAGTTCCGATAGCGTTGACGATGTTGTTTCGTTAGCCATTTTAATTACCTATATGTTAATTGTTAATTGTTAATTTAGGATTTAGTTTAAAACCGCTTCTAGACTTACGCATTTCTGCATAAACTTTTCTATCCGCAGGATTATTTAAATCCAAGTCGCCAATATTTCTTGGTTTTTGGCTGTTACCACCGATAGCACTCTGGCTTCCTGAACCAGACAGTGACCCTTGACGGAAGTGTGGGTTGCTATCTAAAAACTCCTTAACTCTTTCTTCAATCGTTAAAGCTTGTCCTTTGTCGTTATATCTTACATTTCCATTTTGATCAAGAACTTCTGGTCTACCATCATCAGCTAATTGGATTTCTGATTTTAGCAAAGCAACAACTTGATCTGGGTTAACCGCTCTACTTGAAGAAGCAACAGAAAGTATTGATTTATCAATCTTTTCCATTTGCATTTGTTGTTTGAAGCTAGAAAGTTCTTTTTCTTTTTCAGCTAATCTATCTTGCATAATCTTTTCTATTTCTGCTTTTGTTTTAGCTTCCTCTACTTGTTTTTGTTTAACAAGTTCTTCTTTCTGCTTTTCTTCTTCTTGAAGTTTCTTTTCGTATTTTTTTCTTTCAGCCATAATTCTAGATTCAATTATGTTATTTAATTGATCTTGTGTGAAAGTTTTTGTTTCTGTATTTGTTTCCGTAGCTTCTTGTTTTACTTCTGCATTCTCATTTTGAGTTTGAGCAACTTTATTTTCTTCAGACATTTATACTCCTTATTCTATTATTAGTTCACCGTTATCGTCATACCAATCTGGGTTGACGTAACTCCACTGATGACGACAATTATACCCACCTCGAACAATTAAAGGATCGCCAGATTTTTTACCCGACCAACTTTTTCTTCTCCAAAGTTCCTTGACTTCATCAATCGTAAATAGTCCACTTTTTCTTTTATCATATCTTCCGTTTCTGACAAGTGCGCAATGTTCTCTAGTTGTAGAGATAATACTGCCAAAATATTTAAGCATTTTAAGACCCGCTTGATCAGATTTAAAAGCGTTTAATTCAGCGTCAAATTCTCTTAAAGTGTCGTTTAATAGCTGTCCTGAATACTTTTTCATGTTTTCTCCAGCACGATCACTAGCGTATTGCGATTGTAAGATTGATACGTTTTTGTCTATTTTAGTTTTGAGAGCCTTTGCCGTAGCAGTTCTTTTATCTAAACCTCTGTATTTAATTTCGTCTAATTTGATTTGTTCTACCAATGTTCTAATCTCTCTCTGATCTGCTCTATGGTATATTCCGTTAATAGATTTTCTTAATTCAAATTCTAATTCTGTTGGACTGTTTCCAAGTAAAGTATATTGATAAACTTTCTGGTTTAATGTTCTAGTGAAAGTATTTGATATATCTTTAAACTGTGTGAAAGATTGTTTTTTTAAATTTTGAATTAAAGTTAAATCAGCTTGAGTTAGTTGTTGAAACTCTACAGGAATATTGCCAATTCTTTTAAAAGCTTTTTCAACTCTTTTAGCTTGTTTGTTAAAACCATCTCTAACAACTTTATCTGCCCAAGGTAAATATTCTTGGTCTAAAACTTTTCTTATTTCTGGTTGGAAATTAACTGCTGATTTTAAATTAAATAATTTGTTACCCTCTGTAGGTAATTTAGTATTAACAAGATTAGCAACTTGTCTTTCGATCTTATCTAGAGTTTCTATTAGTTGTTCATAATATTCAGCTTCAGCAATTTCAACTTGCCTTATACGGTAGTTCACAACGTTTTCTATTAAGTCCGCCATTCATTAAATTTCTTCTTCTTCTACTTCTTCTTCAACTTGAGGTGCTTGAACTTCATCTTGTGTGAATTGTCCTACTTCAGCTTGTGTATCAATTTCATCAAAAATAATTCCAAGTTTTTCATCATTATCAACAACTGATCTTGCAATTTCTTTATCAATTTCTTTTTGTAAAGTTGGAGATGGAACGTTAACTGATTTAGCTTGTTGATAGAAAATTAAATCTGATGCGTAATCTCTAATGTTGAAACTATCTGGGTAATCTATCTCTCCATCGAATTCTCTATTTTGAAACTCTGCAAATAATTTAAATAATTGTTCTTCAGCGAGTTGCATGTAATCTGCTTTTTCAGAAAGTCTTGCATTAAGTAATTCAAATTCTGTTTGAAGTGCTATACCAGATGAAACTTGTGTTTTAGTATTTCTTACTGCACCTATGTGTGAAATTCTGTTTATAGCTTCAACTTTAGTTTTAACTGATTCCATAATAGCCTGAAGTGATTGACCAGATGGTTGAAGTAAATATGGTTTTAAGTTTGAATCCATTTCTTCTGGCATTTCAATAATAGCACCAGCACCCGCAGAAGCATTAACTCCTGGAGTTTTAACTAATGACGGGTGGTTAGTTAATCTGATAAGTTGTTCTATTTCTGAATACTCGTTGTAAATAGCTTTTTGAAGATCAGCAATATCTGTAAGATCGCTTTGACCAATTCCTCTTTTGTGAGATTTAGAATTGTACAAAATAACTGCGGGTATTTTGCCTAAGCGATTAGGAACAGTATCTATTGTAGTTGGCTCGTCATAGTTTGCTTTTTGATAAACAGTTTCTATAACATCTGGCTTCCATACTCTAAAATATGTACCACCATCTCTATCTACTTCTTCTCTAACTTTTAAATAGTTTAAAACATACTTGCCATTTATTTGTCTTTCAAAATTCCAATCAAAAACATTTTCAGGAGTTACGATTGTAACGTAAGGTTTAATATCAGCTTCAATTTCTTCTGCTAAAGTATTTGTTGTTACGTTTGGTTTGTCTAACATTAAAAATACATGACCGTAAATAGAAGCAAAATTTTGAGCCTGTTGCATTACTGTATTAAAGCTATTACCATCTAAGTCAGCATCTTTTAAAAAATTTTGTAAAGCTACATCATCTTCTAAAGTTCCAAAATCTCTACTTGGTTTAACTCTAAATAAAAATGATGAATAAATTTGAACTACATTTTTACAGTGATTGTCTAAAGCTGTGTTACCTAATCTCTTTGCGTATTCGTTATCAAGTTCAAGATTGTATCTATGTAAGTATTGACCAGCAGAATAATCGAAGCCACCGTTATAAGAACGAATGTAGAACTCCCATTTATTTACTGACTCTTGATAATCTTTATGTGTTTCTAAAATTTCTTCTCTTGCGTATGCCATATTATACTGCCCATCTTTGCGGTGAAAAAGATTTACTTTCTGAAATCAAAGGTTTAACTATTTCTACTAAATATCCGATACTGTCATTCATATGGTCAAATCCCTCAGCCTTGTCAGGAATATTTGTATTTTCCTTGTATATCTGCCTTTGTAACCCTTTTATGATCGTTTTGCAAGTTGGATTAACATAAATGTATCTTTTGCCGTTTGAATCTTTTAGCCTAGAGTTCACAGCGTTAACTCGATCTCTAATTAAACTGTGTTTAAATTTACATTTAACATTAAATCCAGCGTTTTGTAATATTGTTAAATCTGTTTTACCACCAGCAGAAGTTTTTCTTTGTCTACAGGCGGGGTCGGGATAAACAAATATTTTGCTTTTGCTACCGTATCTATTTCTGATTTCTTCTACCATTTCATCTGTGTTTGAAGAATAAATAACAATCTCATCAACAAAATGAATTATATCTCGATCAATCTGGCAAACGGAAGCTGACATTGGATCCACGTTAAAGTCTAAGCCAATATGAATTGGTTTTGACCAATCTATTTGTTTGTGTTTAACATTTTCTACAGGGTGGAAATTATAATAAACTGCACCAGCATAATTTTCAAACGTACCCTCAAATTCTTGTCTAAATGTTCTAATGTCAATATCTTGTTTAGCTTGTTCGATTTCTTCTTTAGAAACCATGCCACCCTCTAATGTAGTAAATTGAAAACTATCCCATTCTCCATCTTCTTTGCCTTTAAGATACATACGGTAAGACCAATTACCATAACCTTTAGGAGAACCACACATCAATACATGCCCTTTGGTATCTGCAACAGAAGCCCTCAAAACTTCAGTCCAAGCTTTTTCGTCAATATCAGCAAACTCGTCCATGATTAAAAAGTCTAATCCAGCACCCCTTAGTCCATCATAATTTTCACAACCTTTTAAAGTAATCTTGCTTCCTGTTTTCTTAATCGTTATTGATAGATTAGATTCATTAATAGTTTCTATCCAATTAAACGCATGAAGCATTTCTTTAAGTTTAGACCAAACAATTTCCCTAGCCATTTTGAAAGTAGGTGCAACATACCAGATATTTTGTTTAACCTTTGTTGCGTATTTCATCATTTCAGTAATACAAAGATAAGTCTTACCAAATCTTCTTCCTGAAACTAAAACTCTAAATCTTTTTTTACTTGTTGAAACTTTATGTTGGGGTTTTGTTAATGTTATTTTCATTACAGAAATAAGATATATATAATTTTTCGCTATTGATTTCTTTCTCTTTTAACTCTGCAAATTTAATAGTCAACTGTGAACCAGCAACTACGCATTCTGTCCATGTATCATAAGCGGGTTTAATTGTCATGGTGTTATTACAAAAGCCTGTGATTGCTGAGCAAATAGTAAAGGCTAGAACAAATTTCATTTATGCTTTCTTTTAAGCTTCTTACCTGTAGCCCACCAAATAAGCTTATAGCAAACCCTAACTACAAAATTATAAAACCAATTAATCATTTTAAAAACCTTTTTCATAATTAAGGATATAACAGCATTTCTTCTGATTCCTTTTTTAATTCCTTTATTTTCTTTTTTAATAATTGTATTTCGTGATCTTTCAAATCAATACAAGTTTTAAGAGTATCGCATTCTTTTTCTAAAACATCAATTCTTTTTTGATAATCTTGTTTCGCCATTAAGATACTTATCTCTTATTTTGATCGCTAATGCAAACTTTCCTTTTTCTCTACACTTTTGAATTAAACTTTTTATTTTGAATAAAAAATTATTGTTCATCTTTCTGTTTTATATCAATTATTCTGATACTTCCACTATTCCAATCTTCTTCAACAATAGCTTCAACTTCTCCGCACATCCAACGAACATTATCTCCAGTATTTCTTTCAGCTATTCTTTTTGATTTTAAACAATCAGATATATTTTCCCTATATGCGTGTTCCATTAACTCGCCATTTAAAAACATACAAAGAGCGATAACTAATTTTGTCATTTTCTACCTCTTAAAGTAACAATTAATATAACAGTAAAAAATATCCAATACCAAAGACAATAACT